TTCGGTCACACGTTGGGCGGTGTAGAAGTTTGCCGCTGAAAACGGGACGTAAACACGATCAATCGGCAGAAATTCACAACAAGGACGTGCTTTTTGCTCGTCGTACCACAGCTTGATGTATTGGGAGCCGCCCAAGGGAAGTTGGGTCAGCATTTGTTCTTGCTCGTCACGAAACTCTTCGATCTGTTCGGTCAACTGCCAATTCATGTAGTCGCGCTTGCGCTCGGCTATGTTGGTCTTTTCCTCAGTGACCTCACCCAAAATCTTGGTGCGGCAAGGCCCATCCGGAGGGAACATCTCTTTGATCGCACGAGAGGCAAAGTCGACGCAGGCTTCAGCCATGACGGGGTGGACAACCTTGGATGCGCCGTTGAAGTTAGCACCGCCGGGGGCATCATTCCCCATGCCCGTGCGTCGAATTCCCTCCTCGTACTGCTTGTCCCTCTGCTCACGAGCCGTTTTGTCCTTGAGCACCAACTCGACGTAGCGCATGGCAGTCATGTCCAACACCATAAGGTCAGACGACTCAGCCAAGTTTGCGTAAAAGTCCTCGTTTTCGTCAGGGCCTCCGTAACCTTCCATCTTCACAACTGCGGAACCGTCAGGCAACTCCTCAATGTCAGCACCCTCGGTCATAAGGTCGATGTCCACGGAACCGTCGGGGTTCTCCGTCATGCCTTGTTGTGGAGGCTGACCCATGGGTTGAGCTTGCGGGTCAGGTATTCCTTCAATGAATCGTCCGTCGTTCTGATCTATAGGCATCTGTGTTGCCATGGTTACTTCCTTTGATAATTCATTAAAGGCGATTGTCTTGCAGTTTCTGCATGCTTCATTAACGCAGGTAATGCACCACCACTGCTGTACTTATTCTTTGCTTTAACAGCACCGCCAGCCTTGTTGCCAGACTCTTCCAAGTTCTTTAACAGAGGCTCGGTAATCTGCACTCGTGCGGGGCGACCACGGGTCATGTCCATGTAGCCGGGGTCTCTGCCCTTTTCCATCCTAAACTTCTCAAGGAACGGAGCCAACAAGATATTCTTGTCAGCAGGGGCAAACTCCACGCCCAAGTCCTCGCCAGTTGCAATAGCAGGGAAGGCGGGGTGTAGGTCAGGGCGCTCAATCACCTCACCGCTCGGTGTCCAAATGCGGTAGCCCAAGTCACCTGATGGGGTGTCCAACAGGAATGGGTCAGTGGTGTCACGGATTACTTTCTCGTAATCAAAAATCTGACCCTTCTTACCACCGATGCCTACACCGCCAAGCACGTTGCCTGCTACAGCACGTTGGTCAAAGGTGCTTGCTTGCTTCTTAAAGTTCTTGCTGAGGATGTCGATGTCGGATGGGAAGATAGCTTTGCCATCCTTGTCCACGGCGCTTGCAAGGCGGTCATTGATCTTTTGGCGAAGCTCAGGGTCAAGGTTGCCCTTCTTGGCTTGCGCAGTGAAGTCCTTGTACAGCTTATCAAACACCATTTGGTTGGATTGGTGCTGAGTAGGGGAGCCGATCATGGTGGTGAAGTATTCTTTCCCCAAAGGCTTGTCAAAGCCACCGAGCATGGTCTTGGCTGTGCCAGTGTTCTTGACACCCCAGACAGCGCCCACGTCTTTGTGAGGGCCTTCCTTCATTTGCAAGCCCGAGAAGCCGGGGCCACCCAAGTACCCGCCACCAACCTTGGTGCGGTCAGCCTGCGTGATGTTCAAGTGCTTGCCCTCAATCTTGGCAAGAGCCTCGGACGCTTTAAGCGCCTGTTTCATCTCTGCCGCTTGCTCGGCTAACTCCACACGAGCCTTGGCTTCTGCAACGCTAAGGCCAGACTGACGCAGTGCCGCAACCCTTGCCGCCTTTGCCGCCTCCTTCTTAACCACACCGCCAACTTGGAAGCTTGGTACAGGCGATGCGCTGTTTTGTGGGCTGGGTGAACCAACATCGTTCTCGCCAACAGCGCCACCCATGGCAAACTTCTTGTTGCCCAATTCCATCCGCATAGCATCAGGGTTGTTGGAGAGGTGTACCTTGCCACCAGCTTTCATGCCTTCAGCGGGAGGGGGACGCAATTCGTTTAGCAAGTAGTCGTCATATTCAGCTTGCGTCATGTACTTGCCTTCATGTTTGATCAACCCTGTGTTCTTCAGATCACCAACGTCTGACCACTCACCACTGCGCACAAAATCTTGGGTGTATGGGTCGTACTTCTCAATTGGACGAGCGTTTTGCTTGCCTTTGATTTGTCTAATTACATTACTAGCATTTGCTTGTTTTCTATCTATTAAATCGTTTTGTAATTGCTTGACCCTATCAAAATAAAACGCATTAAATTCCTCGTTGCTGTTGAGTCCTCTTTCATTAGCCTCTTGAACTGCTTGATCGTAAATCTTTTGCATTTCATCAGGCTCGGTTCTGACTTGAGGCTTGCCACCTTCAATCGTCACATGTGGCTCACCACGACTGTCACGCAGTGAATAGATGCGTGAACGTCCTTCCAACACGTCAGGGCAGTAGCCACCAACGCAGTGACCCATGGTGTCGCCTTCGTACTTAAGGGCTTCAGCCAACCTTTCCTCAGAGTGCTCCTTTAAGAATTCTTGCGTTGCACGTTCTGGTGTTTTAAAGCCTTCGCCCTTCATGCCAGTCTCTTTGTTGACGACACGGTATGCAGTGCCGCCATGCACCTTGCTCTCGTAAGATTCCAATTGATGCGTTTGCGGCAACTCAGTCAAATCTTCAGGCCTCTTCAACTCAATCCACTTGTACCCTTCGTCCCCATAGTCTTTGTAAGTAGGGAAGCCTTCCATGTTTTTGATGGCGGTCTCCCGCATCTTCTTTGCCTGCTCCATGTTGAACTCAGCAGTGCGCTTAATGGCTTGATCCATGGTCAACTTGTTCAGTTGTTCGGGACGAATACGTCCAGACGCTACGTCTTGCTTAATCACATCAACAACGTGGTCAATCCCAAGGTCGCCAAGGTATGCAGAATAGAGTTTGGTTTCAGGATCAAGCTTGGATACAAATGGGTTTTCATCCCCTATCTCTGACAGCCCCGCATTGAATTGTTTGCTTCCTCGAAGATATTCGGATTGCAATTTTTTCCATTCATCACTCATTCCAAGAGATGATGCCTTTTCATCCATCGGCGTGGTATTAAGCATTCTATTAAATTCATTATCAGTAAGCGTTACGCCTCTTTCATCCATTAACTGCTTAAACGCAATGGAATATTTATTTTCTATTTCTGTTCCTATTTTCCGATAGGCTTCTTCTGCCTGTTGTGCTTTTTCAGACAAGGCTTGTTGCTTTTGAATGTTTTTTGCAAATTGAATGTCAACAGCTTCATCGCTTAAATTTTCCCAGCGTTGTGCTGGTTCTGACTTTGCCATGCCCTCTGGCGCAAACCCCGCCATCTCACGCTTGCTCTTCAGGTCATTCAGAGCATCTTCATCAGGCCCGTATTCGTCTTTAGGCAAGTGCGTTGCATGCTCGTTTGCAAAGTCTCTATCAAACTTAGCCTGCTCCTCCTCACGTCCTGCTTGGCGCATCAAGTTGGCTTTACGTCGTGGGTCTTCTTCAGCCTCAGCCCTTGCACGAGTACGCTCTGCACGATTCATATCCACTTGGAACTGAGCCTCAATCTCTTGCGCACGTTTCTCAAGCATCAGGCGCACTGGGTCTTCAGGCGTTCCCATTTCCTTTTTGACGTAGTTGCCTACGTTGCTCTCGATCCACTTGTCGATGGCGGCTTCGCCTTTAGTTTGCTCCAATTGATAACGCACTCTGTCAATTTGATTTTGATTTAATGAATAGTCATTTAGTAATTTTTCATGGTGAGCAATACGTTGGGCTGGAGTCTCGCCTGCAATAGTTGGCGTTTTCAATGACTTCAATCGCTTGTCAACACCACCAGCAATGTTGCCACCCAACCAATTTCCACCCTTATCCTTGATCACGCTCATGGTCTTGGGGGCGGGCTCGGCAAACTTGGTGGCTCCACGAGCAGACGGAACCAAAGCCTCGGGGTTGCGCATAGCGCCCTTCAAAGCCTTCAACCCACGCACCATACCTCCACCAGCGTAGCGTTGGTTTTGCAATTCCATAGCCATGGTGTCAGGGTTGTTGGAGATATGCACAGCACCGCCACGCTTCATGCCCTCTATAGGCGGCTCAGGTGGTGGCTTGAGTTCATTCAATAGGTAATCGTCGTACTCTGCTTGCGTCATGTACTTACCGTCTTGCTTGATGAATCCGCTGTTTGCAAAGTCACCTTCAATTGGATAGTTGGTCATGCGTTGGAAGTCCTGCACATATGGTTTATATCTGTCGACAGGTGCGGCATCTTGCTTGCCCTTTATTTGCATGATCTGGTCAGGACGTGGCTGAAATCCAGCTTGTTCCAAAGCTTGGTTTATATGCCGATCCTCAAGTTCTTGAACGTCAGGGTTTCGTTGTCTCCACTGTCTGACAGCATTTTGATACTCAATCTTTTGTTTAGATGGCAATGCTTTGAACTCTTGTTCGTTTATTGGGTATCTGCCAGCTTCTGGTGGTGTTACCTCTAACGTCACATGAGCATCGCCGTTTGCATCACGATAGCTTATGACACGACTTTTGCCAGAAATTACGTCTTCGCAATAACTTCCAACACAATGACCCATCTTCTCTCCCTCGTGGGCAAGAGCCTCCTCAAGCTTAAGCGTTCCCCAGTTTTTAAGAGCCTCTTCCGTGTTGTCGCCAACGGAAACTTGCTTACCCTTGGGATCAAGAATCTTTACGCCTTCGGAGTAATTGGACTTATATGGAACAGCTTTGTAGCCTTCGGGTAACTCCTTGATGTCAGGAACCTTCAACTCAATCCATCTGCTGTTGTCTGGGTATTCTTTGAGGGTAGGGAAGAATCTAGCAAACTCTTTGGCGAGGCGATCAGCTTCCTCAGCCTCAGCCTTGTAGATAGCCTTGTCACGCTTGTCCACATGGCGCACAGCCTGCTCCATGTCCCACTTAGATACCTCTTCAGGAGTAATGCGCCCAGCACGAATATCTTCCGCCATGACATCCAACAAGCGGTTAAAGCCCAATTGCTCTCGAACTGATCCCCTGTTGTAAATGCCGTTGTCAATGTTGTAGATAGGTGTATCAGGTGGAACCTTGTCAGCGTAAGGAGCGATGTCTTCCTTCGCTTTTAAGGAATAACTAGCTTTGGGGGCGTTTTTGATGTCGCCAACCGTCGTTGCTTTAATAGCGTTGTCTGACAGGTTCTCCCAATATGCGGCAAGGGATGAGTCGGCAATTGGGGATGACTCGCCAGTACGAGCTACATGCTCCGCCCTCAGCTTCTTAGTTTCGTCAGATGGTCTGATGTATGGATACTCGCCAAACTCGTCAGGGCGCATACCTAAGTGGCTGATGTCTTGCTCTGCCAACAACCTGACAGGGTCTTTATCTGTCCCCATTTGGTTTGCCATGTACTTGCGCATGTTCTTGTTTGCCCAATCAGCCACCGTGTCACTGGCTACGGCAAGTTGCTGGCGCTCAGGGTATTGAGCTTTGTAGTCTTCGGGCGCTTTTTCCCATAATGACTGCGCTCTGCCGTTACCTGCGTCACCCAACGTCATTTGCTCATCAAGCCCTTGGCGTAACCAATTACCACCGCCTGACTTGACGATACGAGATGGGTCGGTGTTAAAGGAACCAAGCAAGTCAGCGCCAACGCCGCCACGGTTCATGATGTCCGTCACAGGCTTCTCAAGCGAACGTTCAACCGCCATGCCTGCCTTGGTCGCACCTCGATCAACAGCCTTCTTGACTTGTTGGTTTGCGGTGCTCATCAATGGTTGGTAAGCCATGAGTTGGGGCAGTAGTTGCGGAATCTTGTATTCCGTCTCAAGCTTCTCTAAAAAGTCGGCTACGTCTCCAACATACTCATATGACTTCTCAGGGTTTGATCGTGGCTCATACATGCGCTTGGCAATTGCCTCGTTGTATGAGTCCTCGCCCTGCAAGAGCTTGGGCAGTTGCTGAACGCTCTCAAAAATCCCTGAGCCAATCACGGCTCCAGCCTCCAACCTAGCTTTCAACCTATCAAGCGGCGACATCTTCATGTCTGCGGCTTTGCGATCAGCCTGCTCTTGCTCACTGAAGCGGCGACCGATTGCTTGGTTTAAGGAAGTGGGGACACTAAAGTCAGCACGAGAGGATCGTATGAGGTTCTCTGTGGAAACTTTTGGGTATTTGCGGGGGCGAGGGTTAGGCATCACGACCTCGGAAGTAGAGTTGCTGGATCATACCCTTGCATGGTCGTCAAGTCCATCATTTATGCCGCATACGGGTTCTCGACCTTCTTGGTGTACTCAAGGTAGTCGTCGTCATCGTACTCATCCCGTGGTGGTGGGTCGATGTTCAGCCATCCAGCATCTCGAAGGAAGCGCAGGGCTTGGGTGCAGGCATCCACGAAGTCGTCGTGGCTGGACTCAGGGAAGCTACATATTTGAGACACGAAGCCCTCAGCCCAATCTCTGACGTAGCCCTTGTTGACAGAGGACTCGGGTATCCACACACGCCCAGCCATGATGATGTTGGAGACGATGGACAGACGTTGGACTTTGTCCGCCCGACCCGGGTTATAAGCCCTCACAGGCAGGTGCGCACGTTGCAAGTCTTGTATAAGACTGATGCCCGAGGACTTGTCCTCCACCAGAATCAGGTCGACCCTCTTCTTGTTGTTGCCCTCACCAAAGACAGCGTCGTACTCCTCGATCACCTTGGGACGTAGGTCAGGGTATTGGAGCCTGTCTTGCCAACAGTCGATCACGATCACGCTCATGGCTCCATCCGTGGGCTTGAACACCCCAAACGTGATGCAGGCAGTGGGATCGTTTATTGTCTTGTCGGTGTTGGCGCAGTCGTAGGACTGTAGGATGTACTCGAACTTGGGCAGTTCTTTGTTGGGAGGCCACAGCTTGAACCACTCCCGCTTGACCATGCCACCCTCCTCAGGGTCGATGATCTCAGCGTAAATCTCCTGTCGTCCCAGCTTGGTTCCCTCGTACTGAAGAATCTGCTTTTGAAAGCTTGGTGCAAGGTTGTCAATGTTCGAGTAGGTCGAAGCGGTGGTGAGGTGGACATCCTCGCCATCCCTGCCAATAAGCTCCACGATCAAGTCCTTGGGCTTGGGGGTGGTTGTACACATGATGCGGGTCTTCTTGCCCAAACGAACACCGAACATGATCTGATCCCATGCGTCCTTGAGGTACTCCCATGCGGCAAGCTCATCGCACCATGCCCCGTGGAACTGAGGGCCTCGGAACCGCTCAGGCTCTGAAGCTGGAATGCCTTTGATCAAGGAGCCGTTGGTCAGGCGTATCTCATGGGCGGTCTTGTTGTAGTCAGCTACGAGTAAGGGAGGGATCACAGCCAACAGTCCTGACTCACCCTCGAAGCAGGTAGCCCTTACGTCAGCAGAGGTAGGGGCGGCTACGAGCCATCTGGTGTTGGGTTGCTCCCATGCCCACCATCCAATCTGTTCGGCGGCTGTACGGGTCTTCCCTGCCCCCCTACCAGCCAACAGGAGCCATATCGTCCACCAATCGCCTGCGGGGAGGATTTGGTGCTTGTGGGCTTCTGTGAGCCACTTGGCTCTCCAATTGAAAGCCGCTCTGGACTCAGGATGGAGCAGGGCGTATTGCCGCTTAACATCCTCATCTTGTAAGACATCTGTAAGTTCAGACATTTGCTTCGGTTTGGCGCTTGAGTTCCACCGCCTTCAAGATGGTCTCAAATATCCCCAAGTCCACTTTCATCTCAAACGGGTGCTCAGGGTCTCCAGCCATCTGCATGCGGTCACCATACTTACGAGGCTTCAACTTCATAGCCGTCCACTTACGAGCGTCTATGCGACTTCTCTGCCATGCGATGTAGGAAGTGTCCAACGTTGTCCTCCCCTTGTCATCCGTGTACTTAGGAGGGTGCTCATCGGCAATCTGGAGTATTTGGTCAGCATTGGTATCAGCCTGCCACTCCCTTGCTCTTGTGTACATCTCCGAGAACTCAGGATTGTCTATAAGCCATTTGTATACAGTCGATTGAACTGGCATGTCAGGGTCTTTGACCATTTGAGCCAACGATTCACCGTTACTGATCCTTGCGCATATCTCTACAGCCTTTTCTCTGGTGTAGTGTGTGGGAGCACCCACAGGTCGCTTTGGTTTTGCGGTTAGGGTTTCAGCCTGCGTCTCCACAAGTTGAGTTTCGGGTTTTTTTGCTCTTGCCATTTGGATTGACTCCTTTAACAGCGAGTGTAAATCAAATCAATCTGGTTTGTCACTCAGGATATGGACACGGTGGTTCCCGTGAAAATACTCAGATTGATTGGTCGTTACGTTAAACACCCAATTCTTATGTTTTTCAGTTCGATAAAACTCACCAGTTCTCAATAACACAATGCGAGTGTTCGGCGGCACAGTGGCTAAGGGAACACCCATTACGACTCTGGATGACTTCTTGCCAAGCTTGAGAGGCTTTTCTCCCCATTCACGAGCTTTTATGTAGTCCTCAAGAGTCTGCACTCGATCTTGCAAGGTGGCTATCGCCATCGATGCCAATTCTGGCTCCTGTGCGCACCAATCCAACGACCATATTGCCTCGACAGGAGTGACTGTCGGCGTGGGTTCTGAGTTCCCAGACTTGTCCACAGGTTTTGCACCGATAAACCGAGCCAGTGCTGATTTGAACCGAGCGGTTACCGTGGGAACCACGGGCTTTGGTTGTGTAGGTGATGATGCGTTCAATTACCTTCTCCATGTTGTGATTCTAATTCTCTTTCCTTACGAATTGCTTTCACTTGGCAATGAAACGTGTACCAAACGTAAAGAACTGCAATGGTCGAACACAAAGCAAGGATTGAAATGCCAGCCGCCAGTACCGTCAATACGGTATCAATCACTTTGCCACCTCCTGCACAGTGGTCTTCATAGACTCCACGCCCTTATCAGCCATCTTCGCCATGCCAGTGAACCCAATGGTGCATGCCATCACACCAAAAACAAAGCCAAACAAAAAGTTAATCATCAGTTTTCCTCCACAGTGATCTTGTACCGCTTGCCAGTCACGTCCAACACATGAATCGTCTTCATAGTGCTGTAGAACTCGCCCTTCTCCCCAAGGTCGTAGTTCACGTTGCCAACATGCCCAATGATGTTGTTGTCAGGATCAGGAGTTGTTAAAGCTTCCTTGATCCGCATGGCGATGTAGTCACAATATGCAATCATACCTTTTCCTCTGTTAAAGTTTTGGGTTTTCTGAAGTGGGCATAAATTTCTGGGTCGTACAGGTACATCGCTACCTCCGACACGCAGTCAAACTGCACTTCAGCAGTCTTGTTGATGATGTCAAGAGCCATCTCCAGCCCTTTGTCCAAACCTCGTGCGTAATCGCTTCTAGTGTCTTTCATGATGGCTCCCTGATTAACGTGAAGTGACTTTGACAGAGAACACAGCAGAGATGCTGGTGTACTTGGCGATTGTGTCTTCGGTAATACCGAGGTCGGCGTACATCTTTTTGGTGTCAACAACCTTGCGGTTTGCTTCGATGTAAGTGGCTTTGAACAGGTTACCTTCGACAGACTGACCGCCTTCTTTGATGACATCCTTGATGGCATCAGCTTGCTTAGTCAACTCAGCAATTTGAGCCAACAGGTTACCGAGGGTATCGACTTGGGTGATGGGCAGATCGTTTTTCATTTCGTTTCCTTTGTATCGTTCCTGCGAATTGCAGTGATAGGAACTTTAACAGAGTTAATGCATAAAAACCGTCTTGCCCAAAAATATTTCTAGGTGTTTTCCCTAATACGGCTTGGTTTGACTGCTCTAAGGGCAAAAAGCAGTTGATCCTCGGTCTCCTTAACCATATCCACTTCAAAGTCAGCTTTGTAGATGTAGCGAAAATCAGACAACGGGGTCTTGCCAACTTGATTCTTGTACTCCTGTTGGTTCAAGAACACGAACTGCTCCTTTTGGATCACCCTCGTGTGGCTTGGGTCTCCCCATGCCCATACCGACCGCCAATGAGGGCAAGTGCCAAACAACCTGCCATCAGGCTTAAGGATGCGCCAGAACTCGCTAAACTGGGCAAAAAAGAACCGATAGTCCCCTTGGGTTCCCGTGTGCTCCAGCACCTCGTAGGCGTGGATTTCGTCAAACTGGTTGTCCTCAAAGGGCAGGGGCAATCGAGTCAAGTCCCACAGCACTTCAGGCTTGTGGTGAGGGTTGTTGTCCAACGTGATCAAGTCCTTCCACTGTTCACGCCCTTTTAAGGAGATATTTTTTTCTCGTGCCGATCCTGCGCCAATCAGTAATTCCATGCTCATTCCTCAAGTAATTTTTGGACATCCGCCAGTAGGTCGTCCTCGTCATAACCGTAGTGCTTTGAAAATCCTTTGGTTCCAAGCCCATGCAAGCCCGTCTTGCCCCTGTGGTGCTCTGGGCATAGGGGAATGACTTCCATGTGGCTGGAGCGCCTTCCTGCCCCTATTCCTGCCCGTTTGTGGTGGAGTTCGGCAGAAGTTCCCGCATACCCCATGCGCCTACACACAGCACAGCCAAGCCCTGCCACCAAAGACATATGACGCTTCTCAGCCTTGGTGGTCACATCGCCGCCTTGTCAATCGACCTGTTGGACGCTTCCTGAGACCGCCATACGTCAATTCGAGCTTGGGCGGCTATCAGCATCCATCGAAGGTATTCCTCGTCCTTGACAGCCTCCCTGATGGCTTCCAAATGGGTTTTGTACGTTGGGTGGCTGTATGCCTCTCGCTCCTGCGCATTGACCGCCTCAAAGCCTTTGGTAAGGGCATCCTTGCATAGCTCGGCTTTCAGGGTCTTGCGGTACTCCTCCATGTACGTCCTATCGGACTTGGCTTTGGCAAATTCCTTTGCCTTGCTGACCATGTAGTCAATTGCTTCATGCGGATCAACTGTTCGTTCACTCATGTCTCCCCCACCTTTCACATAGTTTTTTAACGGTCTTGCTCTTTTTCTTTTTTGCACACATCTCACTTTTGGATGCTTGTTTTGCTTTAACTTGTAATTGCCAAGAGGTAACAGGTTGTGGCGGGTCGGGGAATAGACCATTGAACCCCACTACGCCCAACACTACGCTGAGAATGAGCTTGTCAATCATTTGTAGACCGCCACCACTTCACCGCCAAATTGTTTTTGTATTTCCTTGGCCGACCCTTCAGTCCAAAAAAACTTAGGTTCGTGTTTGTCTTTAACCCAAACATATCCGTATGGCTTCATGTGTTCTTCTCCTTGAGTTTGGCTTCAAGAGCTTTCATTAAGTCTTCAT